CGTCCACTAGCAAAGCCGATATGAACTGATCGTCGCCCTCAGATGGAAACATACCATACACCTCAACGTGGGCCTGCGCGCTGTCGGGGCCGTATTCGTCGATGATGCTCTGATACACCTGCTTGTCAGTGCCCTCGACCGTGCGCGCGTCAACCACCTTGGTTGTCCAAAACCCTCGCTTGCTGTTAAACGTCTCGTAGAAGTACCCCGTGTTGCGACGCGGATTGCTAAACGCCATCCAAAACCTGTTAGGCGTGTTCTCTGTAAAGAAACCCGCTGTCACAGCCCAGATGCTGTCGTCAATACCAGACGCCTCGTCAAACACGACCAACACACCATCAAAGTTGTGCACGCCCGCGTAAGCGTCGGGGTTCTCCGCTGACCACAGCCGCCCCTCGACGCCCCAGTAGCGTGTGCCCTTCCTGAGATCACGCTCGACTAATTCCGTGAGCCACTTAGCCGGCATCAGCCGCGTGGCTGACACTTCAAACCAGTGGCTGTTAAGTGACATGGCCAGCCATTTGGTTATCTCGGCCCAAGTGACTGATCTGAGCTGGCTTTCCGAGTTAGCTGAGATGATGGTTGTGGAGCCAATCCTTGTGGACAGCATCCAGATTGTGATCCATGAGACTAAGGCTGACTTACCAATACCCCGTCCGCTACTTACGGCGCTTCTCAAGGTATCAAAGTCTATCTTGCCCTGGTTCTGCTTAATATGATCGCCAATCTGCTGCAAGATCTCCCGTTGCCATTTGCGTGGGCCTTTAAAATGCTCCAATGGCGTGCCAAATTGACCCCAAGGAAATGCAAACATTACAAACGCTAAAGGGTTGTCTTTGATGGCTGGCGCCCATAGACGCGCCATCAGTTCCTGTTCGTCTTCAGCGCTGTATATGGTCGATTGCATCTTGCTCCTTGGCCTGTACATCAATCACATCTAGCCTCTTAGCCGCTTCGGCCAGCGCGCCTGTGATGGATATGCGCTGATCTACTTCAACCGATATAGCCTGCTTGGCCACCCAGCCGTGCTGATGTTTGAGGATTTCAAGCGCCATCTTAGCGTCGCCGTTAAGCGCCGCTTCATGCAAAATTTTGGCCATTTCAATCTCACCGTCGGCTTTGCCCTTGTCGGCGGCCATTTCCACCACGGGATCAAGTTGCGTGAGTTGTCGGTATTCTGTGGGAAGCATGCCAGCGGCCAAAGCAAGTGAGTCACCTTTAAGGCCCAGCTTGGCGGCGTCGTACACCGCTTTCAAGCGCGACTCTGTTGCTTGCACCTTGCGCGGCGTGAATGGTATTGAATGGAACATGTGTTCTCCATGCTTGTTGCACGTGACTGGATTCTACACAATAAAAAAAAATTGTTCACAACCCGTACGTTTTCGTTGGCCCTATGCGCTTGGCCCTGCCATACCCCTTCTGGCAATGTGGTTATTTTTAGTGCTCGCATGCCGGCGGTCGGCGGCCAGTGGCCAGCGCTCGCATGCTGCAAGCTGGCGCCAGCGCTCGCATGCCGGCCGCGCAGATCTTGGGTCATTTGGGTCATTTGGGTCATGGTTTTAAATCGCAAGCTAGCGCCAGCATGGCCAGTCTTTGGGTCATTTGGGTCATGTGTTTTTGTGTGACCCAAATGACCCAAGAGTTAAAAACATGCGCGCGCCAGGCGCTTGGGTCTTTGGGTCATTTGGGTCATTTTGTCATCGTGTAAAAATCGGCGCGGGTAGAGTCGTCAACCTAGCGTTACACTGTACTTATATACAGTATATAAAATTATTGATGTTATCTAGAATCAATGACCCAAATGACCCAAAGCATAATGTTTCCCAGTATTGGCGCGCGCTAGCGCTTAGGTCATTTATTTAATTTCCATGGCCAATTGATAACCCAAATGACCCAAGATTATGCAGATTTTGCATACTTGTAAAATAGTTGTTTACAGTGTAAAAGAATCGCTTACAATACATTTACCGCGCGACAAAACGCCGGTAATTTTTAAACTACAGTAAAGGCAAAACATCATGACCAAATCTGAAATTCGCGAATTGCAATTGATCACAAAATACCGCGCAGCTGGCTTAGGCCCTGATTATGTTGCGCGCGCTATATCTGCGCTCATTCGCTGCGCTCGCAGCCAAAAAAGCGCCGAAGCGCTGCGCGCTCATGCCCTGGCATTCGGCGTCACAAATCACCCTGAATTTATCGCTTAACCGAACCGGCCGGCGCAAAGCCGGCCACTAACTAAAAGGCAAAACAACATGAAAAAAGCATTATTTTTAGATATCTTGGCCGCCGTCGCTATTGGCTTACTTTTAGCCGTCGGCGCCCTGGCATATTTTGACGTTTTAACCAAATAAGGGGCCGGCAATGAAAACAACAAAACCCCTGGGATATATTTTGTACGAAGGCCCTTCGATGATCGACGGCGCGCCGATTGTCGTCATTGTCAATAAAATCGACGGATCCGATAACGCGAAAACCGGCGCTATGGTTCAGACATTCATTATCCGGTCCGACGTCGCACCGACCGAAGCGCTGCGCACCGGCGACGACGCGTCAATCTGCGGCGATTGTGAACACCGGCCGATTTTGGCCAGGGAAACCGGAAAACCGCCGTGCTACGTCAACGTCGGCCGTTCGGTCCGATCGGTTTTTGAAGCATACAAGCGCGGCCGGTATGAGCGCGCCGACGCGGCCACTATAGCGCGCGCCGTGGCCGGTTTACTCTTAAGAATTGGCACATATGGGGACCCGTTCGCGGCGCCGGTGGAATACTGGCGCGCCCTGGTGCAATTTGTGGCCGGACATTCGGGTTATTCGCATGCATGGAAAAACCCAAATTTTGATCACGCCGCTTGGGCGCCCTTGCTCATGGCCAGCGCCGACAGTATCGACGACGCGGCGCACGCAAATTTATTAGGCATGCGGGTTTTTCGGGTATCGGTCGGCATCGATAAGCAAGCCGGCGAGACAACATGCCCGGCCAGCGCCGAAGGTGGCAAGCGCGCGACATGCGCCAGCTGTTTATTATGCGCCGGCACTAGCAAGCAAGCGCGCGATATTGTTATCGCAGATCACGCCAGCGGCCACCAGCGCCGCGTTATATCAATTACAGCAACAGCATAAAGGGGCACAAAATGAGCTATACATTAAAACGATCTATTACCGGCTTGTCATTTGAAGACATAAAGCGCATATATGACAATAACCCAAATATGACACTAAAAGAATTGTCCAATTTGACGGGTTTTGCGATCCCTTTTCTTAAGAAAATTCTATTAGAAGAGGGCACCAAATGACAATTAAAAGCATGCGCGCAAAATACCCTGGCCATTGCAGCCGGAGCGGCGCCCGGATAAACCCCGGCGACGATATTAAATTTGACACCGTAACGCGCCGGGCCTGGCTAGATGAGCCGGGCGATTCCCGCGTTGTTTTCTACGGCGACGACGGCCCTAGTACGTTCTACCGTAACCCGCGCGGCCGGTGTATTGACGCACCATGCTGCGGCTGCTGCACTATCTAGCGCGCGCCTGTATGCGGCCGTCGCTGGCCGTATAGGGGCGCGCGCTGGTGCGCGCTATAACCTAAGGGTAAAGTATGAACGAAGACCTAATGAACGCGCTGCAAGCGCTTATTTTCTATTCGGATCTAATCGCGCCGGATCTACCGGACAACGCGCGCGCCGACAATTTTCAAATTGCATTAGACCGGGCGCGCGACGCGCTGGATAAGGTGGCCATATGAAACACACTGAAATTTTATTTGGCCATATGACCCACGGCACGTTTGAAATTGGCCGCGACGCGGAGCCCATGGTAATTGTCAATCGAATCGACGAACGGGCCATTATGAGCCCCGTTGACGTTGAAGAGTATTTGACGGCGCAGGGTTATGACAGTTATTTAATACCGTCCGAATTTAAGGGCCAAATTGTTTATTCAATTGATTTTTTTAGGGGATTACCATGAAAACCGTAACTATTGGCCGCATGGTTTACAAAATAAATGACGCGCGCGACATTTTCGCGGAGCACGCAAAATGCACCGGTAAGCATAAAATTGTGAAAAGCCGGGGCGCCGAACTACGGCGGTTTCCCGACTACTGGGCCGACATGAGCACGGCCGATTATGTGGCCATGTACTACGGTTTAAACAGTACCGCGAGCCGGTTCCCTTCGGCTAAGGGCGCGCCCTATGGCACGGGGAACACGTTGACCGGCTTTTATGAGAATTTAAACACGGCCCCAGCGGCCACATACACCGGAGAGGATTTATATGAAAACGAAGGATAATCTACACCCACTGATGCGCGAGATCATCGCGCCATGGGCGCCGCTCACTTATGCCGACCATTATTATGTTGACTTGGGGTTTAGATTCGAGCGCGGCCAGGTATCGGAGCATGAATACAAGATGGCCCTGGCCGAAGGCCCGGACGCGCGCCGGCTTATGAGCCGTGGGGCCATGGAAGCGATGCGGAGCGCCTATTGATGGTCCTATTATTTGCGCTTATACTGGGGGCGCTGCTAATCATTTTGCTTGATCTTTAGCAGTTGCCATACCTCATAAGGCCCCTAGCGATAGGGGCCTTTTTTTTATGCCGACGCCGTAGGCGGTGGGATCACTTAACTAGGCGCACGGCCATGGGGGCCGGTAGATCTTCGACCATGCGGCGCAGCTCTGACTTTGGCCGGCTGGCCATCTCTGGCGCACAGAACATGTGTTTTTTGCTTTGGAAGTCACCGGACGCCACGCGCCCGAGATCCACCCAGCCGGCCTCCTTAAGCGCGTGCAGTAGCGCCGGCTGGGGCACCTTCACGCCAGCGGGCGCAGCGCCAGCCACGCGGTCACACAGCGCATGGAAGGGGGACGCCACGACGCCTTTGGAAAATTCGCCCAGGCGCCCGCGCATCAACTCGACAAGGTACGACTCGGCCATGCTCATCCCATGCTCGACAAGGTTTAATTTGAATTCGGTCATCATGGGGGCTGCGCCTGGGTTAAAGGCGGAGACGTCGCGGGCCATCAGCCAGGCGCCCACGGCCGCGAACCCGCCGGCTTTGTACCAGGCCCACATTTTGGATGCGGCCTCGGTGGTCATGCGGGGGGCATGCGACCAGATGCACATCCAGCGGCGATCTTGAGAGTCTAGGCTAATTGGCACGGGGTCATTGGAAAACGCAAGCACGAACACGCGGTTGGCCATTTGGTAGGGGTGCAGGCCCTTACGGTTAACGGTGAGCATCTCAGGCGGCGCGGCAATGATGGGTTTTAGCTTATTCGCGAGTGCCCTTCTTTCCTTCGCGTCGGGTTCTTTCAACTCATTCAAAATTAAAATTTCAGATTCCAAAGCATAGCCAAATTGGCTGCTCATGGTGTCATTGTCTAGCAGGCCACGGTTTTTAAGGTGGGGGCCACACACGGCCCAAATGAAGGGCGCCCACATGGTGTCCTTGCCTGAGCCTTGGTCACCACCATGAAGCACGGCATGATTGATCTTGACGTTCGGGTGCTGAAGTTTGAAGGCCATCACGTTCAGGACGTGGTCAAGCTCGCGCTGGTCAGGCACAAGGGTTTTGCAGTGATCCATCCACGGCCTCACATCACCGGCGGCCGCTAGGGGCCGAGCGTCACGCCAGCGGTTGCCGTACAGGTCACCATCACGGGCCACAATGACCGACTCGCCAGCGGCGTAGGTAATACCCACAAGCGCTTTGGCGCCATGCTTTTGACGGTTCTCGTCAAAGCAAATTGACGCCTCGACCTTGGGGCGCTTGCCATGGATTGAATTGCAAGATATGTGACGATAGAGAGCGTTAAAGGTGCTGCGGGAGATCTCGCGGCGGTCTTGCATGTCAAAATAAGACTCATCGTCTTGAATGTAGGCGAAGCGCTCATACCACTGCGACTTTTCAATGCGGCCCAGTTCTTTGCGCTCGACCTCGGCAATCACGGCGGAAGCATCGTCTGTGAACATGTCGGAGGGCGTCAGTTTAGCCAGCGCTTGATCCATGGCCATGGTTAAAAGTTCTTCACGTAAGCCGGGGGCATGCTTGGGGCCGCCTTCATGGGCGACCCATTCAAGAAATTTATTAGAGTCAAAGTCGACGCAGTGGCTGTGCAGGCAACGGTAAGCGCGGTTGGCGGGCATATAGCGCCCTTCGGGGTTGCCATCCGTATGCTCGGCGTTATTGGGGCATATCACGCCAGCCCAGCCTTCGTGGTTGGGGCGCGACAACAAGGCGCCGTGGCCACTAAGCCACGCCATCACATCATCAGCGCCGTCGTCCGACAAACGGATCGGGCGCACACCCATTGACTCAGCAGGCGCGGGCACTACGCCAAACGCGCTACAAATTTGGTCAAGGGTAAAGTCACGCGCTGGGTGAAACTCGACCAGCTGCGCGGCAAAGTTATCACGGCCGGGCTTTAGATTGATCGAGCCAGGCAGGCGAAAGTTGCGCACGGCGTTAACTGCGCCCTTGTCGGTGTAGCCGGCCTCGGCAATAGATTTAATGGCAGCGGCAAAATCGGCCTTAGTGGGTTGCTCTGAAAAAGCATAACCCCACTGAAAAGAACCTGGCGAGGTTTCAATTTTCCAAGTTGGCTCAAGAGGCGGGACGTTAGGAGCTTTCTCAGGGTCGCCCACGTCGTCTAGCACCATCACAAGCACATATTCGCAACATGAAATGCTTGCGCTCGGATAGCCGTCTTTAAAGCGATCAATGATGAAGCTGGCCGTGTTGCCATAAATTGCCCACTCGGGTTTGATCTTGGAAGTAGGCAGCATGGCCGGCCAAGTGCACTTGATCGCGCCGTCAAGAAAAAATTGCAATGTTTTGCCAATGGGCTTTTGGCGCACGATCAGCGCAGTCTCGCCCTCGGGCGCCAAAGAAATTAAAAAATCAAGAAAGTTCATTTGCCATACCTTTTCATAGTTTCAACTTCAGCGTTGAGCGGCAGGCCATCGGCCCATGCTGGCGCTGTACACATCACACGTTTTAGATTTTGTTCTGCATCGGGGTCAGAGGTTTCAATCACAATCTCATCATGCACATGCAGCACGACGTCATCCAGTTGGCGCAGGGCGTGGCGAAGCAAATCGTTGGCCACTGCCTGCGTTACATTTTCACATGCCAAGCCTTTCCATAGACGGGCCCGTGGCCATTCTTTTGCATCTTGCGCGGGCTTCCATGCCGCTTTGGCATAACTGACACCGTCTGATTCCAGTTTGGCATAGGGGTAGCACAAAATGCGGCCTGACGGTAGGGCATACCATAGGTGCTGGCCATCATATAAATATGTTATACGGCCAGCCTTAAATTCACGCCCCTTGTTTCTCATTGCTCGGGTGTACGATTCCTCAAGCGCCGACCAATAAGGCACGCTCCAAGAATTAACACGCCGCCAGCTATCCACCATGCGTTTGGCAACGTGTTCAGGAAGACTGATCCCATAAGCCCGACCCATAGCAGCAAAAGCGCCAACGCCGCCAGCAAATCCACAGGCAAGTTCTTGAACCTTTCCGATCTGGCGCTGGTCTTTGGTGACGTCATCGACGCGAATGTTGAAGGTCGCGGCTGCATTGACTCTATAAACGTCTTCCCCAGCGCGGAATAATTCCAATTTGTCTTGACCTCGGCCTGAGAGCCACGGGTTGACCCGCGCTTCAATGGCCGCCCAGTCGGCAACCACAAGATGCTTGCCTGCTGCGGGGATGATGGCGGGCCTGAGCATTCCTTTGAGAACATCGGTAACGCGCTTTCCATACCGAGGGACGATTGCGTGTCCTCTGACCATGGCGCGGCGGGTGTCGTCGGGCTGCTCTGCGCACTTGCGGGTGAAGTTGTGGACTTGGGCGCCGTAGGACGATGCGCGTCCTGTTGCTGAACCGCCTGCAAATACAAACGCTCCTCGGACTCGCTCATCTTCAATATCTGCCAAAGCTGCAAGTC